CAGGATGGTTGCTTCCTAACCAATACGGTTCTGCACAAGACCGCATCTGGGCAGGAGAAATCGGAACATACGAAGGTGCATACTTCGTAGAGTCCTCACGTCTGTACAATGCTACTGACGGTGCTTCATCTGCACGTGTTTATCGTACAATTCTTTGCGGACAGCAAGCATTGGCCGAGGCAGTTGCAGAAGAGCCACATGTAGTAATCGGACCAGTAGTTGACCGCTTGATGCGTCACCGCCCAATGGGTTGGTACGGCGTATTAGGATTTGCTCGCTACCGTGAAGAGGCACTATACAGAATCGAATCAGGTTCTTCAATCGCTTAGTTGATTGACGCTGTAGCAGGAGTAGAAATATTCCTGCTACGGAGTAAGTTCATTAAGGAGAACAATGGCAGATTTCATATTTACAACACCTAATGTACAAGAAGGCCCATCGGGCAATAATCGTTTATTTTATTTTTACAAAAGAAATGTTGGTGTTTCTGTAGTAAAACAAAATGGTACATATAGAATTAATCGTTATCCATTAGACCCAAGTGTAGAAACATATGAGGAATTCTATATTGGCGGACATAAGCATATAGTAAATGACGCCACTAAAGCGGCATTAATTGCTAGTGGTATAGGGATTACAGAGGCAAACTTTACAGCAGCATAAGGGGACAAATGAAACACTGGGAACATCATCCAGAACCAATTGATGGATGTTTTGGATGTAAAGGCTTGGGACTTCAGATGAATTCTGGAGATGCTAAAAGGGATATTTCAGATAAGAAGTGGACATCTGAATTGCAGGCTTACAGAGATGCAAGAGCACAAGGAATACAACCAGCAGGAACAACTATGCGTCACGTACAGGAAGCGCATAGGGCTTCAGAAGTATTAGGTAAAGCGTATAATGCGGACACTATGCCTAAGACTAAAGATATAACTCCAAAAGCCGCAGCCGTAATGAAAGAGATAGGACAAATATAATGCCAAAAGTAGGAAAGAAAAAGTTCCCATATACCGCCAAGGGCAAGAAGGCTGCAAAGGCTTATGCTAAAGGTGAGAGAATGGAATCCAAGTCTGAGAAGATGATGGAAATGCGTAAGGGTATGAAAAAGATGGGCAAAAAGAAGTAATGAGTTACCTAGAAAACCTCATGAAGGAAGCAAAAGACTACAAGAGGGCTAGAGCAAAAAGAGCAGAAAATTCTTATAAAGGTAGCACATATCCACCAAATGATATGGCTGAAGGCGGCAAGGGTCGTGAATATTATCGGAGTCAAGCAAATGTCTCTCGTAAATATGAAGACGCACAACTTGGTCAAATGCTCGGTGCTTTGATTCAGGGTCGTAGTTATGACAACGCAACTGGAAAACAAATTACTGGCAAAATTGCCAAAAAAATTAACAGGAATAAAAAATGAAAAAACCAACTAAAGCAGCAAAGAAGACAGCCAAAGTTATGCGTGAGTTTAAGTCTGGCACTCTTCATTCTGGCAAGGGTGGCAAAGTAGTTAAAAACCCAAAACAGGCAATTGCTATTGCCTTGTCTGAAGCAAGAAAAGCCAAAAAGAAAGGTAAAAAATAATATGGCCGTTAAAAGAAATCTGACTGATGAAAAAGGAAAAAAAGTAAAAATCAGTCAAGCAGAAATTGACGCTGTTAAAAAAATGGGAATGAAAAAAGCCCTTGCTGCTGCTGGAAAAAATCCAGTTACTGGAGCAAACAGGTCAGATACTGCAAATTTTAAACAAGCAAAATTAGTAGAAGCAGTTCGTCGACTTTATGGAGAGCAACGCTTTCAAAATGCTATTTATAAGCCAAAGTCTTCACCCGGTCCAATTGGTAGTGCTTCTAATGTGCGAGAAGGTAGAAGCACTGTTAAGACCAAGCCAAAACCAAGTGCTAACAATTTACGTGAAGGCAGAGTTTCTGCCCCTAAGTCAGCAGTAAAGCCAAAGACTCCATATCAAAAAGATATGGCACGTAGAGGAATATATCTATAAATTATGTCATCGGGTCAACGCAAGCGTCACGACGGCTGGAATAAATCAATTATAAGGGATGGTGTAATTGTTATTCTTCGGAAGGACGGGTCGGAAAAAGTCCGCCTTGACCCTAAGACAAAAGAAGTAATTAAGGGGACTAAGTGAAAAAGAAGGCAAAGTCTAAAGTTAATGCTGCTGGGAACTATACTAAACCTGGTATGAGAGCGGCATTGTTTAAAAAAATTAAGGCTGGTTCTAAAGGTGGAGACCCAGGAGAGTGGTCAGCCCGTAAAGCGCAACTACTCGCAGTTCAATACAAGAAAGCAGGCGGAGGTTACAAGTAATGGCACTTGCTAAATCTCAACAATCACTTAAAAAGTGGACTGCTGAAAAGTGGAAAACATCTGATGGTAAACCATCTAAAGGCAAGAAGAGATATTTGCCTACCGCAGCATGGGCTGCTTTAAGTCCTGCAGAGAAGGCAGCAACTAATAGGGCTAAAGCCAAAGGTAATGCTAAGGGCAAACAGTTTGTTAAACAACCTAAAAATATAGCAAAGAAAACAGCAAAGTATAGGGGCAAATAATGGCTGATTCAAGATTAAAGAGAGCGGGAGTATCTGGCTTTAACAAGCCAAAGCGTACACCTAATCATCCTAAGAAGTCACACGTAGTAGTGGCTAAGGTGGGAGATAAAGTAAAGACTATTAGATTTGGTGAGCAAGGAGCCAAGACAGCAGGTGCTCCTAAGGCTGGCGAATCAGAGCGTATGAAAGCAAAGCGTAAGTCTTTCAAAGCAAGACACGGAAAGAATATTGCTAAAGGTAAGATGAGTGCAGCCTATTGGGCGGACAAGGTTAAGTGGTAATATGAGTACCAAGGGGACGAAAGATTCTGTAGCACTAGTATGGTGTGATAACGGAATGGTGGATGGCAAGTTTATGCAAGGCGTAGCAGATGTAATGCTAAAGTCTGGCGTAGAGTTTGCTACAACATTACGTAGCCAAGGCAACCAAATTGCTAGACAAAGACAGACAGTAATTGATTACTGGTATGACAAGACTGATTACGAATGGCTACTATGGGTAGATTCAGATGTAGTAATTAGTCCAGAGAAGTTTAGGTTATTGTGGGATAACAAGGATGCTAAAGAGCGCCCTTTGGTTACTGGAGTATATTTTACTACAGATAATCCTGAGGAACCTTTAATGATTCCAATGCCTACAGTATTTAGTTTTGTTAACGATGGAGATGGTGGCTTTGGATTATCCAGAGTACTGAGGAACCTTTAATGATTCCAATGCCTACAGTATTTAGTTTTGTTAACGATGGAGATGGTGGCTTTGGATTATCCAGAGTACATCCACTACCTGAGAATAAACTAATTAAGGTAGATGCTGCAGGGTTTGGATTTATCCTAATGCACCGTAGCGTAGTTGAGAAGGTAAGAACCGTAGCACCAGATGGACAGGTGTTTATGGAAATGGGTAGAGGAACTAAGTTTATAGGCGAAGATATATTTTTCTTTGCACTATGCGATAAAGCAGAAGTTCCACTCTATTGCCATACAGGAGCCACTGCTCCACATATGAAACGTTTTTCATTTGATGAACATTATTACAAGGCATTCTTTGGTAAACCTAAGGAAGAGCCTAAGTCAAAACTTATCACCCCTGATAAGAAAATCATTACACCTAGATAGGATAAACAATGGCACTTGGTAAAGCAGGTAGTAGCCTCACAGCAGAACTTAATCGTCTTGCTGGTATCACCGACATAACAAAGTTTCTTGATGAACAAGGGGCAGCAAATGCCTATGCTGGGACTACTGGGCTTGCAACCGTTGGTGCTTTAAATATCAAGGCTGAGGCTAATAGAACAAAAGATAAGTTTAAAGATATTGATGGAATCTGCAATGAACTTGCAGGAACTACTGGCCTAGCAGCACCTGCTGCATTACGGAGCATAGACCTCTAATGACAACTACATTAACAGATTTAATCAATGAGGTTCAGATTAATCTTGCTGGATATACATACCAACAAGATAGAGCAACTCACCTAACCAGTGCAGTTACTACTCTTACATCCCCATCATCATCTCCTACTATCTTATCTTTAGGCTCTACTGAGAATCTAGGTAAAGGTGTAGTTGAGATTGATGAAGAGTTAATGTGGGTAGATTCATTTGACCGTATCGCTAACACAGCAACTGTATCTCCATATGGTCGTGGTTATCTAGGCACTACTGCTGCTACACACACAGTAGATACCAAGGTTACTATCTCACCTACATTCCCACGTTATGTAATCAAGAAGGCTATTAACGATACTATCAATGCTGCTGGCTCTAGTATATTTGCAGTTAATGTAACTACCTTTACATTCAATGCTGCTCAAACAACTTATGATTTTGATGGATTAAATATCCAAAACATTCTTTCAATTATGTGGCAATCAGTTGGTCCATCACTTGAATGGATTCCTGTTCGTCGCTGGTCTTGGGATTCTAAAGCAGATGCTACAGCATTTGGTGCTACTTCTCAAACAGTAACCATTGGAGATTATATTACTCCTGGCAGAACTGTTAAGGTTGTGTATTCAACTGACCCAATTCCATTTACCACTAACTCTCAAGACTTCTCAACACAAACTGGACTACCAAACTCTTGCAAAGATGTAATCGTATTGGGTGCTTCTTATCGTTTGCTTACCTACCTTGACCCTGCACGTGCTGCACAAGTTAGTCCACAGGCAGATGAGACAGATAGCAAACGTCCTTATGGTGCTTCACAAACTGCAACAAAACAACTGTATGCCCTGTACACACAACGCTTAAATGAGGAAACTCAAAGACAGCAAACTGCATATCCAATTCGAGTCCACTACAGCCGATAGGTAAATAAATGACAACACGCAAATACTCCTCACGCTCACAGCAAACAACTCTTGCTTCAGCGTTAACTTCCTCTGGTACTTCAGCAACTGTAGTATCGGGAACTTCTTTACTAGGTGGAGTTACAGTCTCCGCTGGTGAAATCTTTACGGTGGTGATTGACCCTGATACAGCCCTTGAAGAAATTGTAGATGTATCGGCTGTCTCAACTAACACTCTTACTATTGTTCGTGGTCGAGATGGTTCATCTGGCGTAGCCCACTCTGCTGGTGCTGTAGTACGACATATGGCAATCGGTAGAGATTATCGAGAAGCCAACTTACATATTGAAGCATCCTCTTCTTACAATGATGGTACAGGAACTCGTACAGTTCACGGTGTATCTGGTTCCGTAGTGGGAACTTCAGATACCCAGACTCTTACTAACAAAACAATTAGTGCAGCCGATAACACACTTACTGGTGTAGTTACTTTAACTGGCACTCAGACACTAACTA